GTCGCCCGCCAGCTCTTTCAATAGGGAGTCGGCCTCGATTTCCACGGCATCGGTCGCGTTTGATTTCATCATGTCGCGCAGTTGCATCATCACGCGAGCGCGTGCATCTTCACTGCTAGTAATCGTTGTGACTGTTTTTAATTCTGTAAAGGCCGCCACTTCTGTAACAGTCCCCAAAACTTTCGCGGCGTTTGTGATCTGCGAAGCGTTTGCATCTTCTGAAGTAATGACATTCACAAGGGATTCAATAACCAAAGCTCTCAAGCCCGCAGCCGTGTAGTATTTCTGAAGCTCAATAGCCCGCTCGAAGGCTTTTATTGTTAGGTCTATGCTAGGTTTTTTGCGAAGCTTGGAGGCTTGCACAGCTTGCGTGCGCGGCGTGCCTTTGGCTTTGTATGCTTTTCGGTAGGCAGCCGAGCCGCTCGATCCCTTTGCGACTTCGAGCGCGAAGGCTTGCATTTTCGGGGTAATCTTCGCTGCTGCTTCTTTCCCCATGATCTCAGCGAACGGCACTTGATCGAGCCCCTCGCGTATCTGCTTGCGTGTTAGCTTTGAAGTATTCATTCTCGAATTATAGGCAGAACAACAAAGGAAACACAATAAGACAGGGAAACAGGCAAGCAGCTATACAGCTTGGGTTATGTTATCCCCTTGCATATGAGGACACCCGAAGCCGTTTACCCGCCGCGAAGCTCACCCGATACCGCAGCCGCCGCAGCTATAACCATACCGCTCGCATGGTCTAATAACCCCTGATTTGCAAAGGTTAATACTACCTGCTAGTATAGCCCCCAATGCATGAGGTGACTCGCTGCATTACTTAACCAACTAAGGACAAACGCCATGATGATCAATAACCCTCAAGATATCGAAACCTTCCGTTTGATGACACTTCGCCAAATGCTTAAGCTCGAATTAAACGGCCTCAAAGCAAGCCGCAGCAACCCGCTCGCCATCCTAAAAAAGATGGGATACAAAGGCACGAAGAAAACAATATTCGAGCAACTTAGCAAAGATTTAGGCAAAGAGCCTACGCTCAACTATTAAACCCCCGCCCCTTCGGGGGCATAACCCAAAGGACTAAAACCATGACAACCGAAGAAATTTACGAAGCATTGCAGCAAACCAAATATGAGGCCGAATGCAACGCAGCCCACAACATGAGGAACGGCGGACACTTCGCCGCCGCGATATCTGAGGCCTACTTTAGAGCCGACAGCAAAAACAAAGACAAGCTAACCGCCGCCTTTGCTGATTTGTTTAAAAGATTTAATTACTAACCCGCTCGCCCCTTCGGGGGCTAACCAAAGGACTAACACCATGAACATTTTCGAAATTCAAGACAACGCGCACCACTTCGGCAAAGCTTACGCCTACACCGCAGCCCGCGACTATTACAGCCCATTAAAAGCACTCTATTTGCTTTGGGTTGCCGCTCAGATTACCAAACACCAAAAAGGCTAAACCATGAAAACATACAACGATTATTCAGAAATCCCCCGCCCCAATATTTATTTGGGCAGCGAAGACGGCGGCGGCTGCGTGACCGAAACGCTCGCCGACCTAATCGCCGAAGCCGCGCACCCAATGCGACTACGCGAAGAAGACGGAACATTTTCTTTTTTTGACCTAGACCAAGGCCAAAGCTATCAAACCAACCCACAGGAATAAACCACATGAAAACGATCACAGTTGAATTAAAAAGCATTTACGGCGTGCAAGCTGTTTACCCCGCGTGCCACGAATCCCGCTTATTTGCAGAGATAGCCAACACGAAGACGCTCACCCGCGCAGCCATTGAGAAAATTAAAAAGCTAGGTTACAGCGTGACAGTAAAACAAACCCAACCCGAAACAATCTAAAGGACAAACCGCCATGAAAAAACTCACCCCCGCAGAACAAAGCCGCGCCGAAGGCTTAGCCGCATCCATGCACCATCAGCGCGACACCTACCAACAACGGCAGCACCTAGCCGCCGTGTCGTTTAGCCGCGAAGTCCCCGAATATTTAGACCTAGCATATGAGCAAGCCGCGATTGAACGCGCACAATTCAAAACCAAATATAAAGTAAGGGAAATAAAAGCCGCCGCCGCTTTATCTCTCGAATACGACCGCCAACATATGCGCGAGATCATCCGCGACAAAGTGAAAGACGGCGCAGAAATCAGCGCGACAGGCCGCCTATGGTTTGACAAAATAAACGGCAACACTTACCACAGCGTGCGCTTAAATGTCGCGGGTGTCGGCGTTTATATTCCGAGGCAATACGGCTATGGCGACCAATGGAAACAATCCGCGACAGATTGGCTATGGGATAACGGCATCATAGAAAAAGATTACCACGACAACGGCGACCCCAAATATAAGGACAGCTACGCCCGCGTTAATTGGCGCGGCACGATCGATTCATTAAAACGCGAACTTTAAAAGGCACAACATGAAACACTTCACCGAAATAACTTATTTTGACGAACCGACCGACCGCGAAATTTTCGACACGGCAGAAGAGGCCGCCGAAGCTTACGCGCTCGCAATAGACACCGCCCGCAGCCACGGCACGCACTTTGGGGATTGGGCGCAAATCAGGCGCGGCACGATCAACGCCCAAGGCCGCACCATAACCCAACGCCACACAAACGAGGCCGCAGCATGACACGCCAACAGCAAGCGCAAGAACTACGCGAACGCGCCGCCTATTACTTCGCAAGATACGAGCTAGAAGGCAAAAGAAATTACAGCGACTTAGCCCACGCCAACGCCTTAAACGCCGAAGCTGAAAGGCTAAGCCCGCGAGACCCGCGACAGGCAGACGAAGCCGCCGCGTTTTCACTCACGCACCCAACGCCGCCCGCAGCTAAAGACACAACCCTAAATCTATTTTGAAAGGCCAACCCATGCAAACCGAAACCACCGAAGATATCAGGCTGAAGCATATAGGCACGCTCGATCACGGCATAGATGGGCAAGATATCTACTATCTTTTAACCCGCTTAGATGATGACCTAACCCCCGCAGAAGCAGAGGATTATTTAGCCCCGCGCTTTAGATGGGGCAGCGAAGACGATCACCCCAACCTAATCACTTGCCAAAGGATAGACGCAACCCAAGCCCCCTATTCTGACAATGAGTGCATTTGTATCGTAAGACTAACCCGCAACACTTGAAAGGCCGCCCAATGAAAACCGCATACATACAAACCCACAGCACCCGCGCAGACGGCACGCGCGACAGCTTCGCCACAATAGCCGTTGACCTTAAGGATGCCCCGCTTTGGTGGCATGAAAAGGGATTACAACAGACCGCGAGCGGATACGGCAGCCGACTAACAACGCCTTACATGGTAAGGTTTAACGACAAGTGGCGGCGCGTTTACTGTATCCAATATTCAAACGCGGGCATTTTATATATCGGCAAGCTATCCGATAATTTGATTGTGAATATCCATTAAAGGGATGCCATGAAGCACACCGAAGCCGACTATATAAACCACGGCGCGAGATACCAACGCGCCGCGCCTGAGAAAAGCCGCGCAGTAGCTGAGAAAATCCGCGCCATGCTAGACAGCGAAGACCCGAAAGATAGACCCGAAGCCCGCCGACTGATCGACTTAGGCCGCGCCGAAGTTCAATAACCTACCATGATGCAAGGTCATTTTAAGGATGCCTTGCATTATCCAATATACCTGTTATAAACACGACTCACCCAACACCTATAACCAAAGGATGCCGACCATGAACGAATACAAAGCTAACGGATTTGAGAGCCGCCGCGACTACCTCGAATCATTGTGTGACGAATACGACCGCACCATTGTTTACGCGCTCGCGGGAATGCTTGGGGCTAACGAAGATTTTGATGGCCTCATAACCGCGCTCGAAGATTACGCCGAAGAATATTAAGGATGCCAACTATGCATGAAGAATTCCGCCCGATCGCTATCCGCATGAACAATGCGGATGCATGGCTAATCAATACTTTGATGGATGCCGCGAAAATTGACCGCGTTGCAGCCGTGAAAGCCGCCAACTACTACATCAAACACAAGATCGCAAAGATGGATGCTGCACACGGCAAGTATTCATTTAAGCATGGCGTTTTTTTGGATGCAGAGATCATTAAAAAAGCCTCTAACTACGCAAACTTTTAAGGATGCCAATCATGTTCACATACATAGCTTTTTATCGCGGGAAACAAATTGAGGTCAAAGCTTTGCGCTCATTTGACGCGCAAGAGATAGCAGCCAAACAATTTAAAGCTCGCAAGTCTTACGAAGTAACTGTAATGCTCGCCGCCAAAGGTGACAAACCAGTTATCCATGATGCTGCAATTATTTAAGGATGCCGACCATGCAAGCTTACGAGACAGTCTACAAGGTGCAATGTAAAACCGCTTCTGTTTTAAAAACCATTTGGAACTTACCCGATAACCTAGCCACTACAACCGATCACCCAATGATGCTATTCCGATTAGTCCCCGCACATAGGTGCGCCAAGTCTATTCAGCTTCGCAAAATGGTAGCGGATAAGGTGCGCGAGATACGCAAACAAACCAAACAAATTTAAGGATGCCGACCATGAAAACATTTCAATTATTTGCGACTGTTAGCTATGAATATTTTGTTGAAGCTGAAACCCTCGAAGAAGCGCAAACAAAAATCATAGAGCAGCAGCTCGAACCCGACAGCGAAGAGCTAGTCGAATGGACTTATGCCGATCAACATGACGGCGTTAACTGGACATATGAGCCAGTTACTAACTCTTAAGGATGCCGCCATGCAATACCACTATAAAGAATTCACCATCATTGTTGAGAGAGGGCGAGAAACTGATCGCGCTTTTTGGACAGATGGGGATATGAGCGAGAGCAGAAGATTCTCAGGCTATACGCGAAGAGAACTGTTAGACATAGTGAAAGAAGAAATCAATCAATTTAAAGGAGTTAATCATGCCCAACTGGTGTAACAACACAATGACCATTTCTCACAATGACCCCGCCATGATCGCGCGTGCGCGCGAAGCATGGATGAACCAAAGATTCTTAAGCGAATTTATCCCTTGCCCGCAAGAACTGATAGACACGATAGAGGGATATGTAGGTGAAGATAAACAGGCAGAGCTAAATGCCAAGCAAGCCGCCAATATTAAGAAGTATGGATACCCGACATGGTATCGGTTTGCCTTGGGTGAATGGGGAACTAAGTGGGATATTGGATATCACAGCGATTATGACAACAACCCATATGACGAAACACCCAACAGCTTTACCGCTTACTTTGATTCTGCATGGTCTCCGCCAGTAGATGCCTATTACAAGCTAGAAGAAATGGGTTTCAAGATCGAAGCTTCTTATTACGAAGGCGGCTGCGACTTTATCGGCGAGTTTATAGACGGCGAAGATCACACCTATAAAACTGAAGGCTGCCCCGATCATTTGAGAGAAGCATACGCCATTGAAGAATTAGAACAGGAAGAGGAATAAGCCATGATTTACCGCGTATATAACCACAACTTCACCCTACTAGGTGAATTCAAAACCAAGAAAGAAGCAGAGAAAGAAGCCAAGTTTTATAGGGATGTAACAGGCAATCCCGCATTTGTAGAAAAGGAAAAAGCATGAAACTATCACCAACCGAAAAAGTAACTACTAGCGTTGACCGCCCGCTTTACCCTACTGATAACCGCATCATTGTTGACTTTAATGTCTATGACTTTGAGGCTGACGAAGTAACACAAGTGGGCGGGCATTTATGCCTACGGCAGAGTGACGAAGATCAAGAATTTAATGTTGTCATTTTTAATGCGAATGGGGATGTAATCTCGCAAACCCGCATCCCTTATCAATTTATGGAGGCCGAGAAGCTATGACTACCTACATTGAACGCACCAACACCGAAGACACGGGCGGCGGCTGCATGGTGGACTTTGTGATTCTGAAAGACGGCAGATGCATTGGCATAAATGACGAATGCATATGCGTTTATCCAAGCTATGAATTGTTTTATGAGTGCGGCAGCTCAGACATACCAATGCTCAGGTTTGATCCGCCGCTTGGACAGAAGAAAAAGTTTAAGGTTATGGCCTCTTATGTTAGCTATGCGACTGTGGAAGTAGAAGCCAAAGACGAAGAGCAAGCCGAAAGAATTGCAGAGATAACCCACAAAAACAAATTTGAACTAGCAAGTGATAACTTTTTTGACTGGAACATTACCGAAGTGAAGGAGATAGAAGCATGACAGTTGCCGAACTAATCAGGAAATTATTAGAGGTAGAAGATGTAACCAAAGAGGTTTATATCTTCCGCGATCAAGACAGGACTGAGGTTTTAGATGTAGATGAAATGTCTGACCTAGTTGATTTAAATATCAGACCTGACTTTGGCTGCCATCCAGATCATAACGAAGACATATCAATACTGACTACATCATATGTAGATTTAGATGATTTAATCGAAGAGCATGGTGAGGCCAAGGCACAAGTCTTATTTGAGCAATTTAGAAACACGCCGCCTGATGGTGAGCCTGACAAAGACTTTGCACAAAGCATAGCTAACCGCTTGCCGAAAGGTGCAGCAGTCTTAACGCGAGTTGAGTGGGCGTTAGAGAACCCTGACTCCGATACCGCCTTAGAGTGGTGTCAACACTACCACTTTGACTTTCCAATAATAAAGAGCAGAGGAATGCTAGAGGTAGGAAGCAACCATTACTACGCCCATGTTTATGGTGATGAAAATGGCGGCGAAACATGGAAGCATCAAGGTGATGCTATTGAATACTTTGCACAAATGATTAAAGGAATGGAGATCGCAGCATGACTAATTCAGAACTTAAACAAAAGCTTGAGCAAGCACAAGCACTGCTTTCTGATGTTTACCATTGGGCATCAACCCCAATGACCAATGGCTTGCAAGTCTCGCCATTACAAACTAACGCCGAGATCGCATCCGTGATGAGCTGTGCAGACGGCTGCATTTGGGAAGCATTAGATTTTTTGGAGGAATCAGCATGAAAAAAGAATTCATAGTTAAAAAATTAGTTGAGTATCTATACACGATTGAGGCCGACACAACTGAAGAGGCTGAAGACATTGCATCACGCTTGGATTGTGGCGATAACTTTCAAATGACAACCATTGATATTTCCGCAGAGAGCTTAGAAGATTATCAAATTAGTATGGGAGTAACAGCATGAGAGCATCAGAACATTTTGCACTTAACCAATGGCTAACCGAATACCCCGACTGGTCTTATGACGGCATACTGGTAGAGCTGCAACAGGGACACAACAAATGGGTGCATGACGAAATAACGGTTTGGGAAGTCGTTGAAGACTACGAGCTCAGCGTAATAGCAGAATTTATAGAAGACACACGCAAAGCATTTGAGCGGGCAACCGCAGAGGTGGCAGCATGAAAACATACCAAGTATTAGCTTCTTATACCGCTTACTGCTCAGTTTTTATTGAGGCCGAGAACCAAGACGAAGCTTATGAGAAAGCCACGCAGATGGATGGGGGAGACTTTAAGCAAGACGGCTATGGAGACTGGGACATTGACCAAGTTATGGAGTTTGAGCCATGCAAACAAGAATAGACAACGCCCTAAAGGGGCTGAATAAGAACACAATACGCTATGACGGCCTTGATGTAGCGATCATTGACCAACTAGCCGACTTGCAGCACCTATGCGAAGATAGGAAAATTAGCTTTGTTGATGTTTTGAGGACTGCACATTGCCACTATCTTCAAGAAAGAAAAGATGAAAAAGACTAAAGAGAAAGCAGCCCGCACACTATTTGCCATCTTCTTAATGGAGGATGAGGATGGACAGATTACTGTGCGATCTGACTACCTAGGCCAAGGGAAGAACTCCTTTGACCTAGGGACAGATATCATGGATAGGCTGCAATTCCTCGCCCATCACACCGACAATGTGCGAGTCGAGAAGATGATGATGGCCTCATACCCTAACTGACCTCAGAAGAGATTGGGCAAACTTAAAGCTGCCGAGTCTCTGATGGGTGTCGTTAGCATCTTCCCCCACCTTGTCGCTCATCCAGTAATCCCACCCTATTTCCTTGGCCACCCGCTCTCCCGTGCCTGACGCATCATTGTCTGCCACAACATAGCCACTACTTAGTGATGCCGCGATCTTCACCATGTTCCCCGCCGAGAAACAAACATGGATGCAATATCTTCTCTTCATGCTTTTTAAGGCTGCCCTGATGCTTAGTGCCGTGGCATACCCCTCACAGAGAATGTTTGCCCCCTTGTTATCAAAGCTGAAGGATGCCAAGCTTGTCCGTTGTCCGAAGAGAAACTTCTTGCCACCCTCTTCATCTATCAGTTGGCAGCCGACAAGTGATCCCTCTACCCGCATGGGTATGACCATGATCTTCTTACCCTCATTGAGCCATACATTAGTTTCCTCTTCCTTGAATCCCTTCTTGATTAAATATGGATGGGTAGAGAACTTGCACTGGTTGAGTAGCCATGCCGCCTTGTTTGCCGCTTGCCGTTGGTCTTGCTGCTTTTTGAACTCGGCCTCCCGCACATCACGCATGATCTGCGCTGAGTCATAGCTATCGGAGTCTGACTTCCATATGGATACTTCGATATCCGTGGCGTGGTTCTGAACGAAGGCATAGTTACCCATGAACTTGACCGCCCCGTTCCTGCTTCTAGGGTGATCGACTGTTGGGAAACGCTTCCATATTCCTACCTGTGGGACATGATCTATAAGGATGCCGTGTGCTTTACAGTAATTCAATAGATCCATTACGCTTTCCCTTTCCCTTTGAGATACCTGATTAGTGATGCCTTGGCCTCTTTCTCAAACTGATCTGATGGAGTCATAGGTTCTTTATGTAGAGCTTTAGGCCATACGCCGAACTTATTCTTGTATGCAGCCAATGCCCGCTTCTCATTCCATCCATGATATTTAATTTTGAACTGACACATAGACCAGTAGTCCTGTTTGTTGTCCATCTTGTTTGCAGTCTTCAGCTCATGCAGCTCACCCGCCACCGCCTCCACCTGATTCTTGCGCTCTCGCACAAAGCCGCAGCTCAGGCAAACATCTGAGTAGTTCTGCCATACATGGGCGCAGCGAGGACAGCACGATTCCTTTTTCTCTTTCTCTGTCTTCTCTTTCTTGGTCTTCTCTCGGCCTTCATCTAGCTCATGCACGCCGTTGTTGTAGACATCATCCCAATCTTCTTGGAAGCGTAAGTAGTTTCCCGAATGGTCAAGCCATACTGCAAACGGCTTCTCTTCTGGTGCATGAGGCATACCGCGCATCACTCTACCCATCTGCTGAATGTGGCTCGATAGTGACTTGGAGAATGGGCGGGCTGATATTCCGATCATCACGTCACTTACATCAAATCCTTTTGTCAGGATGTCTGTGGCTATGAGGCCATTGATCTCCGTGTCGGGCTTGGCAAAGTCTTCAATGACATCTGCCTTGAACTGGTCATCATCTCTGTAACTGATGCTTACAAAGTTGTAACCCGCCTCTGCAAACTTCTTGGCTAGATCTGCGCCGTGGTTTACCCCCGAACAGAACACGATAGTCTTGCGAGGCTTACCAAATATCTCATGGGTTTTCTTTACCCACTCTGCAACGATATCGCCTGTAATCTTCATGCCCCGCGAGGTGCTTTCCTTTGCCGACCATTCGCCCGCCACCAGCTTCGCACCCGTCATGTCTATCTCTTTGGCAATGAACACACGCAGAGGGACTAGCACCTTCTGATCTACCAATTCTTTGGTGGTGATGGTGCTTACCACCCCTTCATATATCTTGCCCAAACCTTTTGTGAAAGGTGTAGCTGAGAGGCCAATCACCTTTACATCAGGATTGTTCTTAATGAACTCGACTGTCTGCGCGCGTGTCGTATGGCATTCATCCACAACAAGCAGCTTGAGGTCAGGGAAATCTCCGCGCTTCTCTAGCGTCTGAGCTGAGCAGATCTGTATGTTTTCATAAGGTCTGAACCGCCAATGACCCGCTTGCAATACCCCGTGAGGGATGCTGTATTTCTCTAAGCGTTGGCTTGTCTGGTCGCACAGAATTATCCTGTCAAGAATCATGGCTGAGTTGTTGCGCTTGTCCTTGGTTGCTTCGAGCAAGGCAATCGCCATCTCTGTCTTACCCGCCCCCGTGGGGGCATAAAGTATTTGAGTGCGGCGGCCTGCTGCAAACCCATTACGCAAAGCAACGAGAGTATCGGCCTGATACGGCCTAAGATCTAATCCCATAATTTCTCCACTGTCGGCACACAAGCCAGCCGACTTTGGCTAAACCAACCTAAACGTTTATGTTGCTTGAA